AGCGTACCGTGTCCGCTGCCAAGAGTATGATGGCGATCGCCGAATTTGACACCCCGTGGCCGATGGAAACGCCGATCTATCAATTGCCGGAGTTGATCAACAATCTGACTTCATACGACCGCCCCACGCTGACATTCGAAGAGAAGCAGTTTGTGATTCGCGGATATGATTCTCCGTCGCATGTAGAATATCCGTACTCAGATGCGTCTGTCGTCATCGTGCCGCCCGAGAAAAACTTCGATCTGACAGACCCGGTGGCGGTCTTTGCGTTGCCGGCTAAGGCAGTGGCGGAGATAAAGAAGTTCTCGCAGGTCAACAATCTGCCGACGGTGACCATCGAACTTGATGGCGGTAGTGCTTCAAGCATCATCGTTAAACCGATGGACGAGAAGAACCCCGTCACACGGACCTATTCGTATCCGGTCTCGGCGGACCCCAAGCGCGTTGACCGTCTAATGGACGGCGTGCAACAAACTTCAAAGTTCAAGCGCGAACACTTTGACCTGCTGCTCGACGGTGAGTATGTGGTGACGGTTGGCGCGGAGTGGAGCTATGTATATTTCAAGCACCAGAGTCTGCCGGTGTCATATTTCATTGTACTATAGTCTCTGTAAGCCATGGAACCCCGTGAATTTTTTGTTTGGGTGGAGCGATATCGTCCAACGACAATCGATGACTGTATTCTGCCTCCGGCAGTCGAGCAGTCACTTCAGGGCATTCTCACAAAACAGGATACGCCGAATCTGTTGTTCACTGGCAAAGCTGGCACGGGTAAGACAACTGTGGCCCGCGCCCTGGCCGCCGATCTGGACATGAACGTTTTGATGATTAATGCCTCCGATGAAAATGGCATCGATGTCTTGCGTTCCAAACTCAAAGACTTTGCGTCGAGCATGTCGTTTGAGGGCAAGCGGAAGATGATTATCCTCGACGAGGCAGATTATCTCCATCCCACAAGCACACAACCGGCGCTTCGTGCGTTCATGGAAGAGTTCGCAGCGACGACGACGTTTATTCTTACGTGTAACCATCCCAACAGGATCATCGCCCCGCTGCACTCACGGTGTAGCGTGGTTGACTTCAGCATTCCAAAAGCGCACCGTGCGGATGTCATGACGAAGTTTGCCAAACGGGCGTTTCAGGTTCTTGACCTTGAAGGTGTGACCTACGACAAACGGTTAGTGATGGAAGTGTTGCGTGTCTACGCACCGGACTTTCGTCGCGTGCTGAACGAGTTGCAGCGGTTCAGCGGCGGGAACGAACTGTCGAGAGAAGTGTTGTCCCAGTTGTCCGACAAGGATGTGGCAGAACTCTTCGCAACACTCGCCAGTCGCGACTTCAATCGTCTGCGGAAGTGGATTGCGCAGCATGATGATATGAACGAGTCGGCGTTCTATCGGATGTTGTCGGAACAGTTGCCGTCGCGATTGACTCCGGCTGATTTGCCGAACAGTATCCTTCTGCTGGCAGATTATAGTTATCGGGTTGCCTTTGCTGCGGACAAGTCACTGAACATGCTAGCGTGTTTGGTCGATCTGATGTTGGGGACGAAGGTGAAGGCGTGAGACCGGAGACGTTGCCAAAGAAGAAGAAGTCGCCCAAGGTCTTTACGTATCTGAAGGCCGTGTCGATGACAAAGTCTCTGGCACATCTGGACGACACCGACTTCGATGAGCATTACATCCCGTGGTTGATTAATCGTGGGCTCTCGTTTCATGAGGACGCCGTACTGGCGATGAATTCAATGAACGAGCGCCCGTGGTTGGCACCGTCTCTTCAGTTTCGTTTTCTTCTAAATACTCTGCGAGCGCGATCACGGTTTAGCCCGTGGCTCAAGCGAGTCACATCTGCGGATGTTGTGTTAGTGGCGGAATACTATGGGTGTAGCGTTCGGCATGCCCAATCCCTCCTCGACCTTCATTCCGAAGACCAATTACGAACCGTGCGTGCGAGACTCTACAAGGGTGGAGTCACGGCGAAGAAGGATGCAGGGTATGACAAGTGAGTATATTCTCCCGCCGCACATTGCCCAGATAATCCATAATTGTATCGAGATACGACTGAAGACACCAGGCGATTTCCTGAAGATAAAGGAAACGCTGACACGCATCGGCATTGCGTCCCACAAAGACCGCAAACTCTTTCAGTCTTGTCATATTCTCCACAAGCAGGGGCATTATTATCTGGTGCATTTCAAGGAATTGTTTTTGTTGGATGGCAAAAGGCAACAGACTGTGTTTGATGACACCGACAAAGCAAGGCGAAACACGATTGCAAATCTATTATCGGAATGGGGGTTGCTGGAGTTAGTCGACCCGGCGCACAGTGCCGCGCCAGTGGCCGCACTGAACCTGATGACGATTTTGCCGTTCCGAGACAAAGGTGAATGGGAATTGGTGACCAAATATGAGATAGGTAAGCGGCGGACTCGGGAGAGCAACATATCATGTTTCGTTTCTGAGGAGGAAGATGAGCGATAGAAACACAATCACATCAAAAGACGGTAAGTACAAAGGTGTGCTACAAGAGACAGACGGCAATTTCGTCGTGTACCGAACAGCGGACAGCAAGCGAATTGCGGCACTGGGCGCTACTGACCCAGACCCGATCACGCCGACGCCGACGCCGGAACCGGAACCGCGAGCGCCGCCCGAGACGAATCAACGTTCTTTTATTGTTTCTACTCCGATATTAAGATCGCGTGAGATTATCATTGCGGTGATTTTATTAATCGGTATCCTTTATTGGGTATTCTCGTAAAGAAAGGTGTGACACATGGCATACGTTGAAAGCGTTGGATTGGTTGTATCACTATTTTGTCTTCCTCTATTGGGTTTTTTCTTGGGAAAACATTCCACCGCCGCGCGCCTGACCGGTGAGCGGGACCGCCAGGTCGAACTTCAAGATATTCACACCCTGATCGACAACAACCGGAATGACGTTGCCGAGCAGGTCCGATCAATCTACGACGAGATCAAACAGCACCAAGATGAAAATTCGCGGCAACTGCAAGGAGTAAGCACCGACGTATGGACCAAGCTGCAAGAAGTTGACAAAGAGTTGGGCCTGGCCAGTTCGGGTCGGCCGTTCCAAACCACCACGACCGCGTAGAAAAAAGGAAAAGATATGTTGACCCTATGGATGGAGATTCTCCTTCTTCTTGTTGTTGTCGGTGTTGTATATCGTGGCTACAGAAAAGTGCGTGCCGGGCCATCGTGGCCCCAACTGGTTGCGGGTGCGTACGGTGTCTGGCGTGAACTCTTTACGTTAAACAAGAAGTCATAATGAAAGGTGCAATGAATGAGTGATGTAGTTTTTCCTCCCCCATCAACGGGTGCGGCACAGATTGTCCATCTCGCGTCGGGTGAGGATGTGGTTGGCGTTGTCACCTACGATGAAGCGCGGTCGGGCTATGTGGTTCGCAACCCTGTGACACCACAGGTCGAGGTCGATCCTAAAAAGGGCACTATGCGTCTGGGCTTGCTGCCCATTCGCCCCTACTATGGCGCGGAGAAGACGAAAGAAATCTTCGTCTCGACCGCGCAGGTCGTGTATGTCACTGATCTCTCTGAACAGATGAAAGATGCATATCGGCAGTATCATTCGAAGATCGTCCTTCCCAAGAAGCTCGACTCACTAACCTCACTGTTGTCGTAAAGGGTGGGGCCGATGGCCCCACCTCTCTCCTTTATTATACCGCTTGCGTGTGCTATAATTACGTATGACACATCCACGGTCCAAACCCGTCCTCCGCACGACCCTCACACCGGACCTACAATACACACATACCACTACTATCAAGCAGAACGTTCTGGTCCGAGCGCGGTCATCTGACGGTCGCGCACACTTCATTAAGACTGCATATCGTCCAACCTATTATCTGCCCACAAACGAATACACGGGTGAGACATCCATCGAGGGCTGTCCGTTGCTGCCATACGAACAGGACTCCATCCGAGACGGCCGCACCTTTCTGTCGGAACATCGTGAAGCGTACGGCAATATTCAGTGTGAGTACATGTTGCTGTCTGACGTGTATGGGTCAAAAGACATCGTGCCGGAGATGGATCGGCTCTTGATATGGAATTTCGATATCGAAGTCGACTCTGAAACGAGTTTTGCGCCGCCCGATAATCCAACCAATGCAATCACGGCCATCACCGTGATGTGGCGTCATCGGGGAGAGCGCGGCACTGTCACCTACGGATTACAGCCGTATGAGGCGGCTGAAGGTGTCGAGTATGTGCAGTGTGCAGATGAGGAAGCACTACTCAAACGATTTATTCAGAACTGGCGCGCCGACTATCCCGATATCGTCACGGGATGGAACGTGCAGTTGTATGACTTTCCGTATCTGATTGGGCGCATCAAGCGGGTAGTCAATGCGCCAGCCGCGAGTTCACTGTCGCCTTATACGCATTTGTCTGAACGCAAGGTGATGTTCTACGGGCGCGAACAACTCGCCGTGGATATCCGTGGCGTGGCCACGCTCGACTATCTGGAACTCTATCGCAAGTTCACCTTCACGCAGCAGGAGAGTTATCGTCTTGACCATATCGCCCACGTGGAACTCGGGCAACGCAAACTCTCCTACGCAGAGTATCGGTCGTTGTCCGCGCTCTACGTCGAGAACTATGCCGCGTTTATGGATTACAATGTGCAAGATGTCCAGTTGGTCGAATCGCTCGATGACAAGATGAAACTCATCGAACTGGTTTGTTCGTTGGCGTATAGTGCCAAGACGAACTATACTGATACCTTCCGGCAAGTGCGTCTTTGGGACACGATGATTTATCATCATCTCCGCGCACAGCATCAACAGATTCCTCCGAAGAAGACCGAGTCCAAAGATACGCAGTATGTCGGTGCGTATGTGAAACCTCCACAGGTCGGTCAACACGAATGGGTCTGTTCATTCGATGTGGCGTCAATGTATCCACACATCATTCGACAGTGGAATCTCTCGCCGGAGACGTTAGTTGACCATCGCGTTATGTCGCTGACCGTTGATGCGTTACTGGACCGCACTGATGTCGCGTCGCATCTGAGAGACGAGGAACAAGCGCCCGAGGGGTATGCGTTGGCGGCAAACGGCGTATTGACGCAACGCGACAAAGAAGGCTTTCTTCCGGTGATGCTCAAGACCTTATATGCGGAACGGATTCGCTTCAAGAATCTAGCGACAGAGACGAAGAAGCGGCGGGAGTTACTCGCAAAGGATGACCCACAGTATGCGGTGCTGACGCGGCAGATTGCGGCGTATCACAATCAACAGTTGGTGCGGAAGGTGAACCTGAACAGTTTGTATGGCGCGATTGGGTCAAACTATTTTCGCTATTATGATATGGATATGGCTGAAGCGGTGACGCTCACGGGGCAGTTTGTGATTCGTGATGTGGCGAACGCTGTCAATGCGTATCTTAATAAGCTGTGTAAGACATCCAAGGATTACATTGTCGCGTCAGATACCGATTCCATCTACGTATGTCTGGAGTGCGTTGTAGATAAATATAAAGAGCATAAACCGACGGCGACAATGAGTAACTGTGTGACGATGCTCGACCAGTTCTGTGCGGACCGCATCGAACCGGTGTTGGTGAAATCGTTCGCGTCGATTGCGGAGTACCTGCACGTCGCCGTGCCCTGTCTCACAATGACCCGCGAAGTGATTGCGAACAAGGGCGTCTGGACGGCGAAGAAGCGATATATTCTCAACGTGTGTGACAATGAGGGCGTAAATTATCAAGAGCCGAAGCTCAAGATTATGGGCATCGAGGCGGTCAAGAGCAGCACACCCGCCGTGTGTCGAAAGATGATTATCGATGTGCTGAAACTGTTTATGAACCAGACACAAGAAGACGTTTGGGCATACATCAAGGCGCAGCGCGATGTGTTCGACCACGCAAAGTTTGAGGATATCGCATTCCCACGGTCCGTGAATGGGCTGGGAAAGTATAATCTAGAAAGTCTCACCACCGGGGAGCAAAAGGGGTGCCCGATTCAGGTGAGAGGTGCCCTGGTCTACAACGAACAAATCGCCGGGATGGCTAAGTATGAGAGTATCCGCGATGGGCAGAAGATCCGCTTTGCGTATCTGCGAGAACCGAATCGCTTTCAAACGCACGTGTTAGCGGCGCCGGATGGCTGCCCCGAGGCGTGGAACG